GTGCTAAAAAAACGGCTTCATCCTGATCCTTCTTCTGAATATTGCATCGTCTACACGCACTAGTGCAATTGTCCAACGAATCTTCGCCACCCTTGACCTTTGGAACAATGTGATCAACCTCAGTAGCCACGTCACCGCAATAAGTACACGTATAACCATCACGTCTTAACACCTGCAATCGTAGCTTCTTCCAATGAGCAGTAGCTCTGTATGGCTTTAATCCCATTGATCCACTTCATCTAATAGCTGCATCAACTTATGCAATGACCATAAAGGCAACACAATTAATGTAACAACAATTAATGCTAATGCCATCCTTTATTCTCCCAATGCTTTAGCGCTAAACATGGCTTTCCATTGTATCTGTGGTTTATGTATTCTAAATGCACATCTACTTGTCTTAATGGGTTAAGTGTTCCATACCATTGAGATCTCATTTGACCTAAACCATAATGGCTACCATTCCTAGCTTTGTAATTCCATCTCGATTCATAATGGATAAGCCAGTTATAACACTCAAACTGTGCCCAGTTTAGTTTGTTGTATGCATACAGCTTTATATTCATAACGTGAAATGGCTTTTGATTAGCATTTGATTTTGTTATACCGGCAACGCTTACTGTCATTGCTAAAGCCAAAATGACAATAGATCGGCCTAATGCTAATCGCTGAAGTGCGCTGCCTCTCAGGCGCGCAAGGCGATTGAGCATACCATGCTTGTCAAGGGCAAGCCTCTGACCTGCGGTTTTGTCCTCAATTGTCGACATTTGTGCAGGATTCACATTTATCTCGTTTCCCATAGATCCATAATCCACAGCCTAAACATCTATGGATTAGTTGTGGCTCAGTAGCCATTGGCTTTCAGTAAATAGACTAGATCTTCAACGCGGAGAACCGCCACCCAATCATCGATAGCGGCTTCTCCTTGACGATTTAGGCGCATGACGGCTACGCCCATCCCATTGGTCTTGCGTTGTTTGAGTTGGCGCATCGTTGCAGCTGGATCAAACTTTGACCGGCTTTTGACTTCAATATCCAATCCTTCTATGCCTTGAATATCGCTGCCACTAGCCCCTGATCCAACTTGGTGCGCGTGTGCCCAGCCATGATCACGCAGATATTGTGCTAATATACGCTCGCTCTCACGACCTCTGACTTTTCGTGATCTGCTCATTAGTTTGACCTCACATGACAGGTGCGACATTCGCACGGCTTAACTGCCCCCGCAGTTATAGGCTCGTTACAATTGTCGCACACGTCTAATTGTTTATCCATCACTAACATTCTCATCACCTTCTAACATTTCTTCCCAACATAATCGACAAATATCGATTACTTCATTGAGCTCTGTAAGCACAGTCCGAATGGGCAGCGCCTTGTCGCAGACTTCGCATCGGTCTTGTTTCAGCATTATTCTGTTCTCATAATTGCGCTCACAACGTACGCACAAATCACCTGACATTACTGACATCAACTTGCAGCCTAAGCATTGTCCGATTCTCATCCTGCCACCAGCTCTTCATCTTCAGGTCTGAAATGCCATTTACCGCTTGGATCAATGACCATCCAAATAGACTTGCATTGCTCAGCTTTGCGCTTCATAGGAAGAGAACACACCCAACCACGATAAGCGCCGTTTTTGCCAGTACCCTCACGCAAGACGCGAGCACCATGCTTACAAGTTGGAACAGGCTCGGTATTAAATGTCTGCTGAATAAGATCAACTGCATCCTCAAATGCGGGTGCAACGTCAGCCGGTGGCTCAATTGTTGTATCCCAGATGATTTCACTTTCCTTGTTTCTAGCACTTAGAAACTCCTTCTGCTCTTGAGTGCGTACGCGTATCGGTTTTGCACTTGCTTCAGCGTCCGCAACTTTAGCCATTTCCAAGCTGCTTGCTCGCTTTCCTTTAGCAGATAGTCCGAGATTTGCCAAGCATCTTCCAATTGCAGATGTTTCGCAGTTTTCAAACCAAAAATCGCGATCAACACCGCGATCTTTGCGAGAACCACGCGCAAAACCAACAGCGGAAGGCTGAGAATCGACATAGGTACGATAAGCAACCGCCTTGAAAACAACAATGCCCTTTTCTTCATCATTAGATATTAACTCCGTTGTAATCGCGCCGTCCGAGTAAGTTTCATAGAATTTGTGGATGCGCGTATCTACATCTTCATAGTCATTCAAATTGAACATTTAATTCCTGCTTTCCTTCTTTATAGTCGAGTTGTTCCTTGAAGCTCCAAGTCGTGCCATCGTGCCACGTTTGGGCTTCTTTAGCGCAAGTAAAGCAGTAATGCCTGTCAATGATTTTGTTGTGGACAAATGACGTAATCGTCCAAACCGCTTGCGTTTGACCACGCACATCATTTGTGCCCCATCTCATCTTGCAATAATCGCACCATGTCCCACGCTTACTAGGCGAAATCTTTGCCATAATCAGCCCAGTCCGTACCGAGCGCCATCTCACCTGCGAGCGCAGCATAGGAAACCAAGTCAATAAAACTGTCCCGGTTTGGAGTTTCAGCGAGCCTTGAGATTTTGACCAACGCCATGCAGATACACACGTCCAACGGATCAATTGGTCGTCCCAAATAGCTACCCCATAACTCAGAGATTCGCTTGATATTGATTGCGGGATGTCCGTATTCAAATCCACGTTCATCAATAATGTCGGCTGCACTAGTCAACAAGTCTTTCGCTTTGTACGACTTTGCCCCGTGTGTATCCTTTTGCCCATCCATTCTGATAGCCCCTTTGATAGATTGATATTATTCCTGCATAGATAATCCAAAACACGACAAATAAACCAAGACAAATCAGGGCTATTTGTTCAGCTGTAAAGTTATTCGACATCTGCGCTCACCCCATGAACATCAAGAAAGTAAGCAGCCAAGACTTCACGGCTTAGTCTGCCGCGCTCTTGGCTAATGCCGAGCTTGTCTTTAGCGTATTTCCGAATGAAAGACGCCCTTACATAATGTTTTCCGTCCGTGTAAGCACCGGACTTCCGATCAAATCGGATTATGCCCATTTCAAATCCCCTTTCAAATAGGATTTCAAATCCTATTTTGAAGGGTAAATGCCTATTTTGTCAACGACACGCCCAAGTCAATTGCGTCAACGTGGTCATCAATTGAGCGCCTAATGGGAAAAATGTCATCAACCAAAACGCTTGCCTTCCACTATGAAGCTGCCGTCACGCTCAAGTGGCACGGCTACTGGCTGGACGCGTTTTTTGTCTATGTAGATAATTCCAAAGCCACCCTGCCAATTCATCGTTCCACGGGTGTAATAAGCCTGTGAGATGTCCATTAGGTGTCCTACCTCAAACCCGGTGAGAACGCCCGTTAAAACGCCACCTGAAGCCGTTGAGAAGGAAGATATGCCTTGCCTATGGGTATGTCCACAAACAACGGATTTGCCATGTCTTTTAGCAGCCTCAAGCGCAGTCAATCCGCCGTGTGGCTTAGTGGCTTGTTCGTCCCCATGCACCATGACCCAATTCTCATGGAACTGATATGGCTTACGATGAAACTTAATGCCTAGAGCGTCGAAGCCCATAAAATTTTCATATTGAAGCTCTGGAAGCCCAATTAGACCGGGCAGACGCTTGCTTAAAGAGTTGTACAGTCTGTCGGTGTGATTGGATCTGACGATATGGGTGACACCCAATTCGTACAAAACACTTTGGCAAGTGTCTCGATCGCGCCCGATAGTTCCCGACCATTCATCCCGTCCGGTACTAAAGCGACTGATTGTCTGAAAATCGAGCTCATCACCAACGCATAGAACGTCATCAGGCTTGTATTTTCTGATGAATTGGGCGACATTCTTTACTGCTTTCTTATCTTCAAAGGGAACTTGTAAATCGGAAATGACTACGATTCGCTTAATCGTCATCCTCATCCTCTTCGTATGGATCTAAGTCTGGATTCGGGATTATCCAGTCAGGTAGGCGCATCTGCTCTTCGATATACCAGCGCGCTCTATCTTCTCCATAACCTGCCCGCACAAGCGCTTCGTAACATTCCACAATTTGAGCAGCCCAAATATCGATAGGCTTTAACGGATCAAAACCAGCTTTACGCGCAGCGTTTTCCTTGCGCTTACGCTTAGCGGCTAGTTCGCTTTTTGTGGGTTTTCTTGCGCTCATTAGTAAGCAATTCTAAGACCATGCGCTCTAATTTATCGATGCGCGACACGATGTTTGATGCTTCCAAAATGCCGGGTACTTCATGACGAATAATGTAACGAAGTCCACCGACAATAAGTGCACAGCACGAAAGAATGGCTGCAACAAAGGCAGCCCACTCAGCGGGAGTCATCGCCTTCCGAAAGCTGTGTCGTTAGGATTGAGCCAGCGGAGAATAACCGGCAGACTCGCGACTAGAGCGGCATTGACAATTGCAGGTGCATCCCAACCCACCGCTAGATATGTTGCTATTCCTGCTGCTAGAAAGGATCTTGCCCAACTTGCGGCGACTGCTTTTGCTTGTTCCATTTATTGGCTCTCCCGTGAGTAGCGGTATTCTGAACATACTGCGATCTTCATCGCCCTTCGCAGTAAAACTGATGTGTATGTGCGTCTTATGCGGATTAATACCTGTGTATTTTCTCCACTTGTAATTCTTTCTCCAGCTGGCAATTTTACCATTGAAGATTATGTAAGAAATTCGTTTATCAGATCTGGCAAGTAATCGAAGCTGATCAGCAAGGTCGTATGCTTCGTGTTTGCTTGATCCAAGATCAGCATTAAAGTCGTAGGCACGTACAATTTGCGTAGCAGGGTCAGGGTTATGATCGCTAACTCTGGCGGCATGGCGTGAATCACCGAGCCAGCCCTCAGGCGCGTTTCGATTTCTATCGGGGAACGCATCGTCAATCTGTTCGCGAAGCTGTTGCCCTGCTTTGCATAGTTTCGGCATTATCCTAGAAGTAGTTTCGCTTCATCTTCAGTAATGCCTAATTTTTTTAGCAATTCGGATTTCTTAGCCGCTCTTTCATTGTGAGCAGCAACCGCATCTTCAGCCGTTTTCTTTGCCGCTTCAACTTCCGCTATTTCTTTTGCTGTGTATTCGCGTTCGGTAACTGTGCCAGTTTCAACATCTATAATTTTTTCAATATACATATTAAGCTCCATATACCCAGATTGTGCCGTTGTCGAAATTGCCGGTGTCCGATGTGATGCTAATCGAAGTAACAGTTCCAGTTCCAGACCAATAACCGCCACCAACGTTTAATTGAGCGTTTCCGCCGGTTGCGTTCGTTGATCCCGTTGCATGTTCGATTGTTTTGATTCCCGCACTATTACATCCGTCTACTGAGATAAATCCAGCGAGAGTTGATGCGGCGTTAGCCGAAATAGCTCCCACGTAACATTTATCCGAAACGTCGTCCGAATCGTGAGTGACGCTATCCGGAGCAATTACTAAAGGATTGAAATAGCCGTAATTAGAACCAGTATCGCTATTCAATCTAACATAAAAATTTGAATTGCCCGATGCGCTTGAAGCGTTAAATATCAAGCAAAAAAGTCTATTCTTACCGCTAATTCCAGAAATTGTAATTGTCGCAGCTCCGGTAAGAGCAGTTCCGCCTGAATTAATTAATGAATAATTAGTCGCGGATGACGCTGAAGCCCATTTAACTTTGTATGGGGAAACTGTCGTGTCAGCAGTCAAAACTTGACCTGTAGTTCCGATTGGTAAATTGTCAAAAGTTCCTGAACCTGTGCCAACAATGATGTCACCAGATGCGGTAATTTCGGTTGCCATTGAATTTGTTACCGTTGGAACCGGTCCAGTAGCAGATGAAATTGAAATGCCAGTACCTGCCGTCAATGCCGTTAAATCACCGCTTGCAGAAACCCATGCGCTGCCATTATAAACTTCAAAAGAATCTGTATCTTTTAAGTATGATGCCATACCTTCGGCTAATACACCAGAAAGAGCTGTTGTACGCGCTGCGGCATCTGCAAACACCATGACTGTTTGCTCTTGTAAATATGTGTTGACCTGAGCTGCTGTAAGCACGTCACCCGTGTTAAACAGCTTATATCCTGCACCTGCCATTAATTGCTCCTTAGTAGCTCAGCACGTCCGAGTCAAGTATACCGCTAATCGTGCTATCTAACACGAATCCAGCGAGTAAAGGCTCAGCCGTGAATAGGGTTGTATTCCAACTTGATTTAGTAATGTCGTGATGTATGCCGTTGACTAGGCTTGCTTGCGTGATGCTGCTAGATCCCGGCATGGTCTTTGTGACTGTTACCCCATCTAGCAACTCAATGTCCACACCGGACAAAGGCTTATTAGGGTTAATGTCATCATAAAGATTTAGCTGGATGCTGTCGATACGGATTTCAGGATCTTTGCGAGTGGCTAGGATGCCTTTAGCCTGATTGAGCGCTTCGGTGTCTGTTTGAACAAGGATGCCGTCCCGCTTGCCTGAATGTAAAAAGTAGGTGTCAATCGAAGTCTGATCAAAAGCGTTTTGTGCTGTACCGCCTGAGCGTGTCACAGTTACGTCATTTAGGATTTGAGTGTCGTCAAATGCCACAACAGCGTTGGTGTAAGAAATGTTTGTGCCTGTATCTGAGAACGAATACAAGGATGTGGCAGGGCGGGTGATTAGGTTGGTGCGGCTGATGAACGTAGCTTGCCCTTGAGCGTCAATAAAGAATCCGCCAAACTCGCTGTTTTCTACTGTTTGCAGGGCTTCTAAGGCTGTTCTAGACGTTGCGGGATCTGCCTGAAGGGTAGAGTCACCAGCATCGATAGATCGTAGGCTTACGGGGAAAGCAATGTCATCTAAAATGGCATTGACGCGAGCGCCTGAAAGTTGACCTGCCGGCGTGCCTGATACTGTGCTGATTGCTGAACCTGCCAGCAGTTTAGTAGCATCTATGCACCGAAGGTTGACTGTTGACAGATCTTCATTGCCTTGTCTAAAGCCCGTGTCATAGTTAGTTATGAACCCTGAAAACAGGTAATAATCCACACCCAGATAAGTTGCATAAATAATAATCTGCCGCAGCGGCACAAGATTAGGATAATAGGCGCTATTAGGGTTAAGTGGATTCCAGTCGCCGTTTTGGTCAAACAGCGTGACTGTCGCTGTGCCAGCTTCAAACTTAGAGATAATGCGGTTGCGTCCACGTCTAATAGCTACGCTCGTCACAAGATCTGTAATCTCGACTGGCAAAACACCTGAGCCTAAGCGGTTTGTGCCTAGTATGCCTTTTGTGGCTGAGTCTAGGATTAGCGGGTTAGTCTCGTAAGCTGTATCTGAGTCAAAGTCAACAAAGACCCTAAGCGTAGGTGCTGGCATTAGATTGCTACGCTGCTTATTGTTATGCCTTGTCCGGCTTTTTGATTTTGATAAATCTGATCTGTAATAATTGTAGTTAGGTCTTGTTCTGTTATGACCGAACCTTGAACAATGACAGTAACGCCGCCTTGCGATGCCGTTGGAATTTTACCTGCTCCAAAAAGATTAGGATTGTCCATTGATTGAGCAACAAACGTTCCAGCATTGGCGTTCGATCCAGCAACCAATCCCAATGCTAAAGCTAAACGCTCTTCATCAGTTAAAGCAGCACTAGGGATTTTTCCAGCTCCATAAAGATTTGCGTTGGCTAATGGATTTACTGCTCCCGTTGGGATTTTTCCTGCTCCGTACAAATTCGGGTTTGTCATTTCAGTAGGAATAAAAACACTTCCACCAGTTCCGTCTGGAATAATTATGCCGCCGGGCACTTGTGTTGATCCTGTACCAGCACCACCGGGATTAAAAACACCTGTGCCAGCTCCACTTCCACCGCCACCAGTTCCACCAGTTCCCACTCCGCCACTCGTTGTTGTCGTGGTTGTTGTGGTAACTGAAGTCTTAGCTCCGGGCGCACCGATTGTTGAAATTTTATTAGCCAGCGCCCCAATCTGAGCCAAAATTGCCGCGATAATGTCAGGCCAATCTTGAAATGGGTTGGGAGCTTTAGGGATTGTCCCAATGCCAAGATTTACCAAAGAAAGTTTAGCTTGAGCATCAATAATTTTTTTGATTACATCTGAAATGTTGTCGCCAGATTTCATCATGATTCCAAGATTTTGAAGTGCCGCTGAATTAGCAGCTAGTACCGCTAAAGATAGTTTCTCGGCGGCTTCTGCATTTCCCGTATTTATTGCCAAAAGAGCAGTTAAACGCAATCTCTGTTCAGCATCAACTCTGCCTTGCATTGCTGCGACAATCTGAATGTTTTCCATGTCAAAGACTGTGCCGGCGCGCTTGAGCATTTGCGCTTCTTTTTCTTTCTTTAAGCGCTCTTTCTCAGCCTTTGCAGCTAACGCGGCAGCCTTTTTGCGGTCTGCCTCAATCTTTTTCTGCAATGCTTGTTGCTTGCGAAGATCTGCTAGAAATAGTCTATTGGACGCAGGATTGTTAGCCTGTCGGTTTTGTGCTGCTTGTGGGTTGTTAAAACGATTGCGGATTTCCTCTAAACGCCGCGCTTCTTCTTCGTCTATGCGCAGACCAGTTGAAAGCAGCGCCCGTGTATATTCAATGCTTAGACCAGCACGGCGGAAAACGTCACCGATTGCTGTGCCAAAATTAACCAGCTTTTGTAGCCCTGCGTCATAATCGCCGCTGCCTAAACTTTCTAGGAAAGCCAAAATACCTTTGCCAATTTCTTCCTTAACGTCACCAAAAGCGATAGAAAGCCTGTCAATCTTGCCTGAATAAGTCTGTGCGTTTTGCTGTGCCGCACCTGAGAACTGAGCGCCTAGCGCTTCTACGGCTTTGCTAAAGCCCATTGCTTCAAGTTCTGCCGCTGTGTAAGCAGTCTGCAGCTTGCCTAACGATGCAAAGTTCCCGTTGTATGCGCGACTTAATGCCGTTGTGACTGCGCCTAAATCTTTACCGGTTGCGGTTGAAACGTCCATTGCAACGTTTAGCAGACCCATAGACTTCTCAGCGTTAAGGGTTGTGCTGATAAGTTGTGCAATGGCTGGGGATAACTCGTCTTTGCTTATCGCTGTTGCTTTCTCAGATACTTCTAAATATTCTTCAATTGGCTTGGTGTTGTAAGCAAGACCAAGATTGCGAAGGCTGACTGCTAACTTGTTGGCTGCCTTATCTTCTTCAGCAAAAGCGCGCACCGATGCTTGTAAAGCTCTAAATCCTGCAACGGCAATAAACGTGCGGCGCGCTGTGCGTGTTAAATTATCAAACTTGCGAGTAAGGCTTGTCGTGCGCTTCTCAGCTGCCTTAAATCCTTTATCCTTGAACTCAGATGCTATATCAATGCGAATGTTTGCCATTATGCAGCTCTCTTTGCTTTCGCCATTGCCCTAAATGCATTGCTAGCCTTTTCAATGGCTCGCATCGTAGCGTCTAACGCCTTTCCGTTGTTTTCAGCGTAAGCAGCATAAAGCAATCGTCCACGATTGTAATTCTTGTTATCGTATCTTTTCAACTGACCTACCGCGTTCATCGAGCCTACAAATATCGCACCGGCATCGGGATTGTTTGAGTTACCAATGTTTTTGTAACTTTCGCCGAATTTACGACCTGCACGCTGTCTGCGTCCGTAAGGGTTTTGGGTTCCCGCAGTTTCAACAATAGATCCGACATCTGATTTATTCAGCAAAGAATACAATGCGGCGTAGCCTGATTTATTTCTTTTGCTGCGCCCAATCGTATAAGTCAAACCTTTGCGTATGACACTTGAGTTATAACGTGGAAATGCGCGGCGACCTTGAATACGGCTTACAGGCTCGTAGCCTTTGTCATTCCAATTTGTTAAACGTCCCGGTGCAACGCCCGGCACTTTTGCTTTTGCATCGTCAGTAACTTCTTTAAGTGCAACGCGAATTTCAGCGTTCATCTCTTTAAGAAGGTCAGGCGCGAACTTCTTGAGCGCTTTCTTTAGCTCAGGTACGCCTTCTACTACGACTGGCAATTTTGTTCTCCTGTGCCTGTTTCTTTAGTACCTCATAAATCGCTTTAAGTAAATCACGATCCATGTTAATAAATTCGCTAGGCGCAATCCCGAGATTTACCGAAAGCTCAGCTATGCGGTAAGTCCAAGAATCGCGCGTTAGCCATTTGGGGATTCATCCGCCAAAACCTCAACAGCTTTTAAGGTTTCTAGGAACTTGTCCCCAAACGGCTTAACATCTGGAGCGTCTGCTCTACGCAAACATTCCCAAGCAAGCCAATAAATATCGCTTTGCTTTTGATCTTCTTGAAAAGCCTTGTAAAAGCCTTTCTTGGTGTGTTGCTCAAAAGCGTATTCAATGACTGGAGTAATCTCATGGATTGACTCCGTGCCATCTGCCCTCGTTACTTTAAGTCTTGCCATTGCCCATTTACTCCTTATTTAGAATGTGCCGGTGTCGGCAATTGTTACAGCTGAGTTTAGCGTAAAGGTGATGTCTTGTGTACCAATGTCGCCTACTGCACCATTAATCGGGGTTAGGTTATTAACCAAAATGTCAAAGGTGTAAAGCGGGTTGGTAGCACCGACAGCAGTAGCCTTTTCCTGAAGCATTTTTACTGCAACAGTTGTGCCAAATGCAGCACGAAGCGTAGCAAATACGCTTGAAGCTGCGGTGTCGTTCAAGAATGATACTGTGAGCGTTCCTGACTCCAAGCCCTTAACGAACTTGTGCGCGGTGTCACCCATAGCGGTTACTTCTAGTTCATCTGCTACTTGATTGAGTGTTACTGAAGTAACGTGGTCGCTAAGATCAACAGCGTTAATCTTAAGACCGACTTTGTTGTTTAAGAAAACTGCCATTTGGCTTATTCCTCATCTTTCTTAGCGGTTGCGGGTTTTGGTGCGCTTGGAGCTACTTGACCAATCTTGATCAAGAAAGCCTCGCGCTCTTTGTCATTATCAGCCATTTTTTAGCTCCAATCGGATAGAACGCTGATTGATACTTCACCGGACAATAGATCGCCTACTGTGCCAGTCAAGACTGCGGGTGCGCTGAATGTCCCAATTGTATATGCAATCGATGACGCTTCTAGCTTATTCACAATGTTAAGGTAAAAATCCTCAATGTTTGTCAGGTTGCCCTGATTGTCAAACATCGGTGCAAGCACAACAAGTTTGAAATTAACTTTTGGCTTTACTGTTTTGTAATGGTCGTTTGAAGGCTCAATGTATGGGTCGCCGGGTTGCACGACAATTGAGTTAGCAAGCGGACTGGCAGGCGGGAAGGAAAACACCTGCCAGCTCGCATTATCAGCCAGCGCAGTCGCGATTGTTCCCCGCAGGGTTGTTATTGCGCTCACCCTACTTGACCGCCCGGTGCTAGGTGATCCGCAAGCAAGCCTCTAACGCGTGCCATGAGTGTATTACCCATGCGATATGGTGAAGGTTGAAAGTCAGGTGAAATGCCGCCGGCGTTGGACGCTTGGCGGGCTTGCCAAATGTCAACAGCAATCATAAGCGATGCTTGATTGACTTCAGGTAGCGTTTCGTAATCAATGTTGGATGTGGCATATACGCGTCCGTATGGCACAACTAAATGATAAGGCTCTGTGACTGCCGTGCCTAAATTAAAAGTAAGTGAATGTCCATTAACGGCTGTAAGTGTTTTATTGCCGTTGAAATGTTGGCGCACGTTCTCAATTGTTACTGTTTGCCCTACATAAAATTGATCGGCTGTTGTGGGTAGAAATACCTTGCCGTATGACCCAAAACCTTCAAGCGCTGTGACAGGTTGGTCATTGAACCACAATTTGTCTTTGACAATGTTCTCTGCTGCTTGGCAAACGCTTTCAAGCGTTGCATCTGCATAAAGGCTACCAATGCCAAGTGCAGCCCTGAGTTGGGCGACTGTTACATATGTTGCGGGCATGATTTCCTTTCTATGTTATCCCCGCCGCAAGGGCTGTGCGGCGGGGTAACCTTAACGATCTATTGAGTCAGATCAGGACTTGTTGAACCAGTTTGCACCGGCAGCGACTTTGGTGGCAAGTGCGCCAAAGCCATAGTAACCAAGATCCACAGTTCCATCGCTGTTTACGTTAGTGCGTAGCTGGAAGCGTGGTGATTCGTACCATGTGTAAGCATCTGGATTGATAACTGCCATTGAGTAATCAGCAGTTCCATCTCCACCGGTTCCGGTGAAGTTACGTGATACGTATAGATCCAAACCTGCAACAGTTCCACGAAGGCTTTGTGGGCTTACTGATCCACCTGCGTTTTGTGGCTGTGCTGCGTTATAAATTGGGCGGCCTGAATCGTTGTAACCCATGATGTTAGCCCATTGTTCTGGAGTAACCAATAGGTTGCGAGCAAAGCCCAAAGATGCGGTGTAAACCGCTGCGGCTGCGCTTGAAACGTATGCAAGGATACCGGTGTTTGTGTTTGCTTGTGCTGTTGCGTTTAGAGTACCTGCGCCTTGAATTGCAGTAGCAACGTAGCTGTCGGTTTCCTTAGCGTATGCAAACTCCATCTGGCGTACAAGCTCATCAAAAAATGTAGGAGATGAACGCTCGATTAGTTCTACTGTAGTAATGGAACGACCTTTGAAAGGCTTGACGTTTACTGTGATGTATGAAGCAGTTAACTGTGTATCTGTGATTGGATCGTTTTCATCAATCTGATCTACGGTTGGAACAGCAGTAATCTTAGGGATTTCAAAAGTCATACCTGCATCTGGCAAAGTACCGCGTGAAATCGCATCGATAACTCCACGATCAGCATTTGATAAAGGATTTACTACCTCAGTTAGCTGACGTGTTGGGATCATGCCCGGTGCTGTTGTTGTTTCGTTGTCTGCTGCCTTAACGTACATTGCAGCTTCTTCGTCACCAAGAAACTTCGCGCGTAGAGTGTTTTCAAGGTACTTAGCCTTTGTAAACTCTAGGCGTGGCTTGGTGTAAATCGGTGCGCTTACAGTTGGGCGAGCAGCCTCTACCGCAGGGGTTTCGACTACAGGCTCAACGCTTGCGGTGTCTGGAGTATTCTCCACGACTGCCTCGCTTTCGTTTTGGGTTGTTGTTTCTTTTGCTTCATCTTCTTCCGATGCAGCAACGCTCAAGACTTCGGCGCTTTTGAACGCGGCAGCTTGAACAAGACTTGTTTCCATCATTTTGCTTGCGAGTACGCGATATACATCGCCATCACGCTTGCCGTCTACCACTTCAACGCCAACGGATAATCCGCTGCGAAGTTGCTCAGATGCTTCAATAAGTGCATCGTTTCCGCGTGTAGTGTTAGATACTTTGAAAGTTGCATAAATGCCATCTTCATCTTCACGATACGATACAAGCCGACCAATTGGCTTTTTAGGATCGTGCTCAAGTAAAAGTTTTGGCTTAGGTGTGTCAGGAATTGAGATAGATCCTTTTTCAAACACGACTTTGCCGGCAGATGTCTGTCCGATTTCGCCGCCAAAAGGCACAATCTTTCCTGAGATAGTGCGCTCAGAAATTGAGCACTCAATATCGCTAGAGAACGTTAGGTGCATCTATATCGTTTCCGTTCGGGCTTAGGTTTTCCATTTCCATAGCTTGCTCAACAGTAATTAAACCGAGTGCAAGCATTTTTTCAATGACGGCTAATCTTTCCAATGCGTTAACCGCAAGGAAAGCATCTTCGACATTAAATTTAACAATATTGCCGCGCGCTGTGATGTCGTCCATAGATAGACGATCTTCAATTGCGTGAATGTATGGCGCAAGTGATAGCGATACGAATTGACGGCGTTCATCTTGCACATTTGCATATGTCATTGAGTTGTTCATGTCTGCGCTGATGTAATATGCAGGTACATTCATCAATCGTGCAATTTGAGTTGACATATTTTGAATCAAGTCAACGTAACCCATGTCTTTAGGTGAATAAGAAGTCGGGACGTAATCTAACGTGCTTGTGAGATATGCAGTTGCGCGTTGTGCACGTGCCGACTTCCAAGCAGCAAGTATAGCGTCTACTTCTTCCTTGCTTAAATCTGCGCCTGTGTTTTTAATAACTCCGCTAGGCATTGGAGTTGCTGTTGCAACAGATGTTGCTTTATCTAAATCAATCGCTGCGCGCAATGTGCGTGCACCGCGCGCTAAGACGCCTTCATCCAATCCTTGAAATGTAATAAGTGATCCAAGACCTGACATCGGTACTTGCTTGCCATCTACATAATAACGAGTGATATATTCGCTAACTGGATCTGTATCGAATGACACGCGACCTGGTGCAATCCATTCAAAACGTGCGGGGCGACCATCATCAAAATAAACTTCGGTGACGCGCCAATATGCAACGCCAAAAAATAGTAACGAGTCAACAGTCCAAGCTAACGTCACGCTGCGTGGCTGTGATGCGGAAGGTTGCTCAAGCCATAATGGCTTACCAAGTTTTTCACCAGTTGACTTTTTGTAAAGTTCTAGTGGAAATGTTGCAATCGTGCCAGCAAGCAAGTTTCTGCAACGTGCAACTGCGGGAACGCTAACAGCTTCTTCGCGACCTACTGCGGTTATTGCTATTGGAAGAAAATAATTGAAAGAGTCAGTCATCAATTGCGGCGCAAGTTGCGCTTCAATTGTTTTAGGACGAAAACGATCTAATAGACCCATCCGTTAAAGGATACCATACAAAACGGACATTTTACGCATTTCAGACGATAATTTGTGGCTTGCTCTGTGGCTTAAGCAGCTGGTGGACAACCATTGCAAGGCTAATTGCCGCAGATACGTCCCCAGCTGACTTTCGCCTAATGATTCGCCAACCCGCATCTGTTTCCTTAGCCGCACAGTTATTCATGGAGTCCACCAAGCTAGCCTGTCCGATGTGAACGATTCGCGCGTTCACAATGGCATCATATAGGTCGGAACAGGCTTGGTAAAAGACAGTTCCAGACATATCTTGGATTTTGTGCCCCGACTGTTGCAATCGTTCTGCCACGCTCATTGTCGAGTATTTATCAAAACAAATCAGTTTAGGTCGGTATTTCTTTGCCCAGTCATTGACTTCGATTGCCATTTTCAGCTCATCAATAGCGACTTGACTTTCAAACTGTGCAATCACGCCCACAGCAATCTTGCCATCTTCACGTAGTTGCCCTGCCACAAGGGAAGCCATCTTTTTATTGACGGATATATCCATTGCAAAGACAGTAGGCAGTCCGGGAGCAATAACAAGATCCTGAACAGTTAAATCCTCAAATGCGCGATACGGGAACGGAGATTTCAAGGCGCTTACCCATTGACATAAGGTTTCTGTACGGCTCGCTTCCACGCTAGATGTTGCAATGGCTTCCGCAATCGTTTCTTCGTCTATTAAGTAGCCTAAAGCAGGGTTTGCTTGATACCACGCGTCTTTGTCAGTTATCTTCGCCCAATCATCGGCTGAATACTCCCAAAAGCCCATAGTAGGCGGCGGATAGCTTAAGCAACGGCTTCTGAGATCATTTAAAACTGTGCTGAAAGCATCACCGGCATTGCTCGTCATAAAGATTTGGCTGTTAGGGCGAGCACGGGTAATTGGCTTAGCCGCAGTCCACGAATCTTCATCCACTTCGCGTAGTTCATCAATGTAAAGCAAGTCAGCCGTTTTTCCGCGCGATCCGTCACGCGTTGCCGCGACTATCTCGTATCGAGCGCCCGAAAGCAACTCCACCGATTCCTGACCATTAGCCACGCGGATCTGCTTTACCTGCGCCATTAGGTGCGGATTATCTTCTATCACATCAACGACCTTGCGAAAGGTATCAAGAGCCATGCCGCGATTAGATGACATTGCAACTATATTCATTTCACCAAAAATAAACAACCCTGCAAGGATGCGGATGCGTGCTAGGTGCGTTTTGCCGTTTTGACGTGCCACCAATAGCAAATTGGTCTTTCTGCGCCATTTACCAGCTTTATCAACCTTGAGCATATCGGTCAGCACATATTCTTGCCACGCTAGCAGCTCTAGGTTGCAGTCTTTCAAGAATTTCTTTACTTCATCAATCCTAGATGCGCCTTTAAGCGGTGCGTTTTGTAATCGTGGCTTGGTAGCGCCTTTGCGAACCTTTTTCAATTAGCCCCCGACTGATCTGAATTGATAAAGGGTGAGTCTGCATCAATTCGGATTGAAGTATGTCCGTTTTGCACCGATTTGGACTGATTTCGACCGATTGGGGAAATAC